GCATAGATGTTATTATATTTAGTCGAATCGTAATTCCAAAGTGAATCAAATCCAACAAAAACTACATTATTGTAGTCGTGGTTCATAGATGCCATTGCAGCAGCAGTAGAACCTGCGAACCAATTCTCAAATAGATGGTAGTCATCTTCTGGCCCACCAACTTTTGAAATCTTATAATCATCCTCAATACCGATTGCTTGCATTTCAAGTATACCGATATTCCCATTACCTTTTCCATGCATGGTAATCTTAGAATGATTTGGATGTATCCATTGTCTTACTGGAACATCCATTGTACTTTTAATCATAAGGTATTCTTCGAATCCTAATGGGTCTTCCCATTCTCCAGAAAAATAACATTTGTTATATTTGGGATACTCTGACTCACAACATTCACCCATAATACTTACATCTACTATTGTAAGGTAGTCTGGAGTATAGTCTCTAAACAGTGCATTACAACCCCATATATCCCCGCCAAGGACATCTAAGTCTAATCCTATCCTAGACTGACCATTACCTATGATGTATGCAGTTTTACCACCATCTAAGTTTAGATACGAATACATCGTAGGTGTAAGTTCCTCTGCTACTGTTGCATCAAGAGTCATATATTTCTAATACCTTCTGTTTTAATTTGTCTTGGTTGTATCCAATGAACCCATGTGTTTTTTGTAATCGTTGTTTGAGTTCTGGCCAAACATATTGTTCTGATATCTTTATGCTGGAACTCCATCCAAGTAAGGAGTCAAGTAATACTCCTGTTCCAAAAGATATGGATTTGGATAACAAAGACTGAACAATGAAAGGATGACTAGAACCAGTATTAGTAAATATCCTGTCCAAAACTCCTTCATGTGAGTTAAGATATCTGATATCTTTCTCGAAAGAGTAGAGAAGAGACTGGTTGTATTTCTTCCATTCTGTATAGTTTTGTTTTGCTTCTTCACCGAATAAATCTCCTACCCAAAAATCCTTGTGCATGAAGTTTGCAATATAGAAATCCTTAAGTTGTCCATTGTGTTGTTTCCTAAGTTTTGCAAACTGGAATTTATCGTTTCTCTTGAGATAACTCTCAAACGATGCACTAACTTTTCCATTGTATCTATTGAAATCATAATCTGAATTATAATGTAGTTTAATCCCTAGATATAATTTGTATGACTCATATCCAAACCTTGCATCCACCTACTAATTCCTATGGGTTCGTTTATAGTGTTCAAGTGCAGCTTCTTCTCTCCACTTCTCAATCTGGATTCTTCGTTTCCAATCATTGATTCTCTTTTGTCTCTTTGCAGAAGGTTTCTCATAGTATTGTCTCTTACGAACCTCTGCAACGATTCCATCTCGTTCACACTTCTTCTTGAATCTTCTCATCAAGACATCAAAAGGTGGTGGCCCAGATGGTTTCTTAGGTTTTCTTCCCCATTCCTTTTGTCTTTGTGGTGTACGATTAAATTTTTTCATATTGGTAACTTACCTTTTCCTTTCTTTGCATTTGGTTTTAATAAATTGTAAGACAACGCATCACTCTCAATCTTCTGTTTCAGAGGTGGAGTAATTAAGTTTTTAACTGACTCTGGGTCTAGATGTTGAGACTCACAAAAGTAAACTATTGCATCAATGTAATTTATCTTTTTGGTTGAAACAATTGTTTCGATTTGTTCTGCAAACCTCTTCTTGGTTAGAATCATATAATCACTTTTATTTTCATTACTATATTAGTATACTACGAAATGGGTATCTGTCAAGTATTAATTTGGTGGGTTGTTGTGTTTTCTATGAGATACTTTTTCTTCCCAGTTCTCTATTGCTTTTTTAATTCCTTCTTCTGCAAGAACTGAACAATGTAGTTTGATTGGTGGTAACTCAAGGGCATCTGCAATCTCTTTATCTTTAATGAGTTTTGCTTCTTCTATTGTTCTACCTTTTAGCATTTCAACAAACATGGTTGATGATGCAATTGCAGAACCACACCCATATGTTTTAAATTTGACATCTTCTATGGTGTCCCCATTCATCTTTAAATCAAGTTTCATAACATCACCACATGCAGGAGCTCCTACCATGCCTGTTGCAACATTAGGGTCTTTAGGGTCAAACCTTCCAACAGAATGTTTCTGGGGATTCTCTAACACCTCATTGAATCTGTCTACTACTTTTTTTGAATATGCCATAAACTAAAATTTTATTCTTTATAAATATAGGTGATAATTTATTATAACCTGTTGTAATTTATCTAATTTATTAACCTACTATTATTTATAAGGAGACCCTACTCAAATGAGTCGTGCTATTACCTATATTATTGAACATCGATGTGAAATATGTAAAACTATAAGAGACCTCTGTGAGTTCTCGTTCTATATGTTAGCACCCATTGCATTACCATTTTTAATAATGTGGATGTCAATGTCTAATTACTAGATTAGAGACCATACTCAGTCTTATACTGACCACGAAGTTCCAGTAACTTCCCTGTATACTTTTCACTTGGTTCTTCGTAGAATATCTGACTAGACCCATCACTTACTGCAATCATTGTAATTAATGAATGGACTTTTTTACCTGTAAGCTCTTCAAACATTTTTGCATATGCAGTTTCCTGTACAAAATAATTTTCTATCCATTTTCTCTCTTTCATCTTTGCACTGGTTTTGAAATCTATGATTGAAATCTTATCACCAAAATACTCTGCAATACAATCTACCCTACCAGCCATTTGTAGTTCATGAGAATAAAGTGGTGCTTCAAGTGCATGAACAGTTCCAATCTTGTTGAGTTCTTCCTCTAGTGAAATGAATGCTTGTTGTGTTGTAGGCATTGCAGACTTAAACTTCTCTTCAAAGTTATCACCTTTGATATAGTCTTCGAACAATTGATGTGCAGATGTTCCATGTCTTGCAGCTTGAGTTGATATCTTATTTGCCTTTTCTGCACCAACTCTTTTTCTCCATTCTTGGATACCTTTTCTATTCATCAATCCAGTGACCGATGTAACTGATGGATATTTCTCACCTGTTGGTGTTACATAATATCTTTTACCATCAATGTTTTCTGTGGGTAAAGATTCAAACCCATAATCTAAAAGTTCAAAAGTCTTCATGAGGTCAATCTATCTAGTTCATCTAGATTATGTTTACCAGCAAGAGTTACCTTAAACTTTTTTCCTTCGAGATATTCCACTTGATGTGGTAGGTCATATCCCTTGTTAGTGAGAGTTAGAACTTTGTCATTAAACTCTCTATATTCATCTTCTGTTAGTATTGCATTCATTTTTTTATTTTAGTCCCCAGTCCTTTGGATTGCATATCAACATGTTTCTTGATAATTTCATCTGTTTTGACTTCTTTTGCACTTCTTCTTCTTACATTTTTTGCAAGTTCACTTCTTGGATGTGCATCTGCAACTTTAGATAACATTTCATTGAATCCACCACTTCCACCTAGTCCAGTTCTATTACCAACTCCAGATGTAATTGCAGGGCCTCCAGTTATCACTTGTTTTAAGTGAGGGTTATCTTTTTTATATTGTTGTAGGTCATCCCATGACAACAAGACATCATGTTGTTCACCTGTTTCCTTATCTTCTAAAGTGTAAGTAGGCATTAGTCATCCATCCCAGTATAATATCTGATGTTCCTGTATATAAGATATATAACAGTAAACCAAAATCCAAAGTTAAATAAGAATTTTGCAATATCTATAGGTATGTTCCATAACCATAAAAGTGTATCCATTATGCCTCCAACATGAATTTTGGAGTCTCTTGGTTAGTCCACTTTGCAAAATCTTTCTTGTAATTTATATAGTAGTCTTGATATGCATTAACTACATTCTCTTGTTTGACATCATCTGGCATTGCAAGATAAGGGTCAACAAAAGGTTCTACTGGTATTTGCATAGGTGGTTGTGCAAGTATACCTCTGAGTTTTAAATCAGTTAGATGTACTCTACCATAACGATGTGTATATTCATAACATAGTTGTTCCCACATTTTGTATAACCAGTTGTAATGATTTTGTGAATCTCTTACCCACTTACCACTTGGATGATTTACATGGGATGCTTTGTATAAAAGTTTCTCATGATTCTCCAGTGGATGTCTCCATCGTTGGATTCTACGACCATTTGCAGTTCTATCTGTATATGGGTCACCATCCAAAACACGATGTGCAGTTGACATCAACTGAGCATACTCAATAATCATTTTGACCACATGTTTATCACAATGCATTCTTGCACATGTCTTTGGGTCTTTGTCTAAATAAAAAATGTTCATACTATAATTATACCTCGTTAAACATATATGTCAATCCCATTCTTGGGTAAGGTGCATTAGAACTGACAAGTCCAGCACGATGTTTTATTCGACCATCAAATATAACCATGCTTCCACCTTTAGGTAATTGACAATGTATTACCTCATCTTCATCATAGAAGAATGTTTCACCACCCCAATTCCAATTCCAATCTGGATTTAGATAACATATTACAGTGTAATCTGCTCTATCAGTATGGATGCATGAATTATCTCCATGTTGAAATAGATTAATATATGCAACCTCTGGAAATAGATTGATTGTGGTGCAATCTAACTTCTCTATGATTTGTGGTCTGATAATGTCCCATATAGGTTTCCATCCTAATCTAACATCTATGTGTTCATCTGGAAACCACAATGGTTTACCCCAAGTTTGTACTTCTGAATTGTCATCATCAACTGACTGCATCTTTTTTACATATTCATATTCAAGGAATTGTTTGTAAAAAGGAACACAATCAAATGCGTTGTTTTCAATCCGAATCTTCAACTTGTTTCTTTACCTCTTTCCACCTTTCTGTTATTGGGTTGACATGTTGTGTATTTTGCAACTCTGCAATCTTTTTATATGCCCATGCCAACTGCATCTGTAAGTCTTTGACATTATCCTCTAGAACCTTTATTGTTGATTCGTTCTTGTCTCTTTCTTGCATTTTCTCTTTTCCTTAGTTGTGCTCTGACAATTACTTTTTCTTTTTCGTTAAGACACGATATGTCTTTTGGCCCCCATAGAGTACCAATCCGAGTAAGTTTATCTGATGCAGATAGCATATGATTCCAGACATCATCCTCTGGACAACCTTTTCTATCTTTTTCGAATAACTTTCTACTGAATCGTAGGGACTTAGTTTTGTGATTATCTGCATAATCTGAAATCTCACGACCTAACTCTGCATAGAATAATTCCATAGGAGTCATATCGTAGGGACTTGGTTTTTTACCATATTGGTTCATTATATATCCTTGTTATATTACTACAAATTACCCACATTATACCAAAATGTGTACTTATGAATCAAGGGTTTTAGTAGGAAATGGAATCACATTATTCATGTTTTTCTTTTCCTCTTCTTTCTCCGATTCAAATTCATCTACTTCTTTTTGAAGTTCTGGTGGAGTTGAATATCCTAAATCTGTTAGATAGTCTTTTAATACATAAGGGTCTAACATATCTGCATTCCACTCTTGTTCTGATATTATGTCTTCTCCAGATTCTTGCATAAGATTCTGTCGACTTCTTAAATATGTGTCACATATCATTGATAGATGTGTAACTGCTTTATATAATGATATCCAATCTGATTGCATTTGAACTGGATTCTCATATTCATCTGCAAATGCTATTGCCATCTTTTGATACCAACCATTGTCGTTATTCACAATAAGAGCAATATCTCCTCTCTGGAGTTTTAAAATGTGTTCTTTATCTGACATTAACCTTGCAGTTTTAGTTGTTTGTTATTTGCTATAATTTGACTTCCAGCAAAACCATTGAGTTCTACTGAGTAATCTATCTCACCCTGTTTCCAAGAGTTTGAATTTATGTTTGGATGTCCTGTTGGTAGTCCGAATACACCACTGTCGATGTCTTGTAGAGTCGTTGCAACTCTAGAACCACCTGTGAAGTTATAACATTCTTTGAATAGTCTAGGACTTCCTATGACTTTAGGTGTATGTGNNCCACCTGTAAAGTTATAACAGTCTTTGAAAAGTCTCATACTTCCAACTACTTTAGGTGCATGAGTAACATCTACTCCTGCTTTGGAAACTCTTCCTAGACCATTTGCAACCAACCACTTTTCCGATGAAACTACATGTGCATTGGATGAACCTCTTGTAAATTCTGTTTTGTATTTCATTCCAGCACCAGATACTAAGTAATCATTTGCACCACAAATAGTAATAGAATATGTTTCTCCTCTACCAAATACTGGTAGGAAAGTGTCAACTTCTGTAGGAGATACTTTAGTTGCATCTTGACTTACCTCATTACCAGAACCAGAACTCAAACTTTCGTTATCAGTTTCAGTTCCATCAGTTCTACTATTTGATTCAAGTACAATATCAAAAGATGTTGAAGAAGGATTTACTTCATTACATATTGCTTTTCTATAATCCGATGCATATCTCCATGAAGTAATTTTTTCTACAGTATCAAAATCACCTGTAGATGAAACTACTGTACTTCCATTTTTAAATACAAATGGATGTGAGTATACATCAAGACCAGAATTACCAATCCAACATACACCATCCCAATCTATTGTAACTGTATCATCTGATTCACCACCAGTGATAACTGGATAAACTACCATCTGACCACCATCAACATTTGTTTCACCTGTAATGTTTAATGTTCCAGAAAAGTTTGATTCTCCATTATGTCCTCTCTGGTTATCTACAAGATACTTACCATTCATATGTGTATTATCTTGTATCTTACCACTTCTGACTACTGCATTATCATACAAACCTTTCCAGAAAGTTTTAAACTGAGTTGCAGATAATGGTGAAGGATGACCACTATTGATTGTATAAGTTACTTTAGATTGAACTTCGAATGAGTCATCTTCTACCCACGATGGAATAGTTTGTGATTGTGCATCATTTGCCATATTATCCTCTGGTTACTTTTTTGACTCTATCAATTTGTTGAGTGATAATTGCTTTTCTATTAGGCCAATAGATATATTCTTTATCCTCATTTTCCATGAGTTTGTGAAGTAAGGGAAGAATAAGTTCTTCTGCTTCTGCAAGATTTGATTTTAGTTTGGACACTGCAATATCAGTAGAACTACCTACATTTGTTTTTGCCTCATCCAGTTCATCCAGTGCATTGGACACGAGTTTGTTGAGTACATCAACCTTTGCATCTAACTGCTCTATCTGTTCTGAATTAACTGCACCCTTAGATGATTCTGCAACTTTCTTGAGGTCTTCTGCAATCTTCTCATTAAGAGCTGCACTTTCCCCAGTCTTTGTTGTCAATTCATCTTGGTCTACAGCTGTGAAACCAAAATCAAAATTTGACATTACTTCTTACCTTTACTTCTTTTAAGTTTCTCTCTTGCATCAACAACTGGTTCAGAAGTTTCATTTCCTTCTACTTTACCACCATCAAGATTTACTTCTTGTTGTGCTTGTTGTGCAGCCTGTTGTCTGAGTTGTGCTTGAGTTTGACTTTCTGCAATTAGGATTTCTCTCAATCTTCCGATAGTTGAGAACTCTTCTGCTTTAAAAGTTCCTCTACTTGCAGCCGTATCAATAACTGCAACCATTTGTGCCAACTCTTTCAAACCCAAAATTTGAGTTTGAATCAAATCAACTGATTCTACATTATTTTCCATAATATCTCCATAATAATATTTTGTACATCTATTCCAAAGGATTAGATGGGAATCTTTTTACTGTTGTTGGAACAGAACCACTCCATCCATCAACCTGTTTTACAACTGGTTCTTCTGCATTATAGTCACAAGTAATACTTGTGCCAGGCACGAACCAATTCTTAGATGTTGAACTATAAATCATTTCATGAGTGAGACCATTCATAGGGTCAACAATCTTTAACAATCCCATAACTGGGTCATAGTGTCTGACTTCTGCAATTCTAACTGAACCATTATCAGTGTAATGAATTGCTCTTTCAGAATCAGTAAGTCCTAGTTTGTTGATTGCTTTATCCATAGTAGTATTTATATCAATACTACTTGGGAGTTAGGTCAAAACCTGCTAATTCACAAATTTCTTTTGTGACTGATTTAAATGGCATAGTTTTCTCTTTAATTGCAAGTAAAAACTCTGCTTCAGATTTTTCAAGTGACCTTAAAGTGTTTAAGAAGATTTCTTCTTGTTTTGCAGCCTTACTGGTATTATTTGCACTACCACCTTTTACCCAATATTGCATTCTTTTATAAACACGAATGAATCTTTCTGGTGCCATATCCATTGCACCTTCTGGGGTATCTGGGTCTCCAACTACAACACCATCTGGTAATCCTTCTGGTAAAGTAAATTGAACTCTGTCATCAAATGCAGCCTTAAGTGCATACTTAACATCTTGTCTCTCAAGATATTGTTTTAGAATATCAACCTTTGCTTGTTTACCTTTGGTATCATCAACCAATCCTAGTATTTCTACAACACTTGGGTTTCTTGGAAGTTTCTTTGCAGACCATTTCTTTTTAGTTTCAGATGCAATAACTTCATCTAAGATGTCATGTGCTTCTGCCATGTTTGGGCCTTTAAGAACTTCTTTTTGTGTTTCACCTAGAGAAATATCTTCCTTTTTTATTCCATTAGAACTTTGGTCTAACTTCTCTAGAGTTTTTTTATTGAGTGACCCTTTAGGTCTTCCTCTTCCTCGTTTTGCCATAATTTAAAAGTCTCCAATACTTTCTTCTAAATCCATCAATCTGTTATTGATAAAATAGTTAAGTAGTCCAGCTCTGGATGCAACTTCTACTGTATCAAACTCATGTAGGATTTTTTCTTTATACTCATTAGGTATATAGGTCAAGTCAATAAGACTCCTATTCCTTTGTAAGTTTCTATCTACCTCATCATCATTTGCAACCAGTGGGTCTTTGATAGTCTCTCTCTTCTTCTTTGAGAGAGGTCTTTGTCTAATACCCTCGACCAAACAATCATCTTGAGATAGAACATTAGGAACACCATCACCAGTATCACCACTTATAATATGGTCAATAAGATACTCTTCTGCCTGTTCCTTTGTTAGTTTTATATTCTTCTTAGTTATAGGTGAGTATTGTTTTACTTTACTATATCTTTGAAGTTGTTGAAAGTCTTTATCTCCACTAACAATCATGATGTTTTCAGTATCACCATACTTTTCACAAAGTACTCCGATGATATCATCTGCTTCACATCTTGATATGTTTATATATTTATAAGGGAAATTTTCTTTTAATTCTTGTCTAATGGTTGTTATGCAATCAAAGATAAGACCCCAATCTCTTGGGTCTGAGTCTCTACCTTTCTTACGATTTGCTTTGTAGTATGGATAGATATCTTTTCTCCATACATTATGAGAGTCATCTGCAAGGACTAACTCTCCATAGGTTTTATTGTATTTCTTTCGATATAATGCAAGGGACTTCAATGCAATATGTCTTATTAGGGGTTCATCGATAGGTTCACTTCCACCTCTGGTTTGTGCCATCAGTGATGCAATTAGAACCTGCGTAAGGTCAATTAAAATCATTCAGTTCTCAATAATATAGTGTGTTCGTTAATTCTTCCTGTAGGTTTAGATGACTTTGTATTAATTTCATCTAATACTTTACTTAATACTATTTTACCACCTTCTTGGATTCTGTCAAGGAAATGTTCTGTCCTGTTTCCAATCTTCTTCATGGCACTATAGTTGTTAAACTTTTGAATTGTTGTTCCTTTCACTGCAAGACCCATTCTATCCTCTGCAACGAACTTTGTGATTTCTTTGGTCTTGGTGTTGAATGTCCATAGTTGCATTGCACCCACGATTAACTCTGGGTTAAGTGATGTAAGATGATACTCTGTATCAGTTACTTTGTAGTTTAGTTTCTTAGTTTGTTCAGTTGCAGTGTAAACTTTTTTTCTTCTTTTCTTTCTTAGTTTCTTTTGACCATCTGCATACTTATCACAACCAGTTCTAATCCCAGTAACAAACTTATAGTAGTCTTTCAATCCTTTCTTTGATAAGAATGAATATGCTTCTTTGAGTTGGTCACATTTACCATCCAATGCTTCTTCTAATTCCCTTTCAAGATTAAAGAAGTTGTCTCCAATTTTAACTGCAACTGGGCCTGATACTTTTTCTTCTGTTAAATAGGTAAACACATCAAAATCATTTTTAGGGTCATCAAGATAACAATCTAACTTATACTCGATTTCTCCAGCATACTCATCTGCTTTGTTTTGGATTCTTTCTTGGATTGATATCTTAGGTTTACTTTTCTTTGTTTTGTAATAGTCTTCTTTGATTGACTTTGCAGCTTTGATATCTTGAATACATTTACTGACATGTTCTTTGATAAAGGAAGTTGTCTCTGGGTCTAGAAGGTTATCTTTGAATACACATGGAACTGCAATAGTTTGCATTCTTGCAAGTGCAGCTGCAGTTCTAGGAACATAGGATAGTCTTTTGACACCCATATAATGTTCCTTCTCGTATCCCTTGTCTTTCATCCATACCGACAACCATTCACCACATGATTTATTATCACTCATGTAATTATACCAATTCAAACATGCATGTTTGTTTCTAGTATCTTCTGCATGAGGTTCTGGGCCATAATGAATTTCATCCAGAGATTTTTGTTTTCTCCTTTTCATATTAATTACTTATAATTTTTTTATTTTTAAGTATTATCCTTATCAGTATATTTAACATCATTTTTGTCATAAATCTTATGATTTCTCTTTTCAGAAACCATTTTACTTGATTCCCATGCAAACCAACCCATAAAGATTGTGATTACAAATGCAAATATAGTGTTTATTTCCCAATCCATTTAACATCCTTCTTTGGTATTACTTGATATGCACCCTTGTTATATGCTGGTGCAACTGTGAAATTCTTTGATTCTTCTCTTTTCCAATCGTTATCCTTTTGTGGACTATATGTTGTTCCACCTAAAGATGGATACTTCTTTCTATGTTCCTCTGCTTCTTTCTGTCTGTCCAAAACATGTTGAGGTGTTTTGAGAGGTGAGTATGACATAGTATGACACTTCTTCTTGGTCTTTAGACTCTTAGTCTTTCTTTTTCGACCATGAATGTCATACCTCAAACTGTTACCATAATTTATTGTACCCATAGTTCTAATAGATTCCTCATTAAAAATAAAAGACCAGCACCATTCAAAAGAATCAATGCCCTATCTCTCCAAATAACTGATACCCATAACCATAAAGTTATTCCAATAACTGATAATATCAAATCCATTTCTTGATACTCTGGAATACCTCGTAATGACATTGCAGCCAATACAAATGCAGATGCAACCCACTTAACATACCAATCAGTGGTATACTTTGGTGTTGCAGATTTAGAAATCCTCGTGGAGTTCTTTAGTTCTTCTTTTGAAAATGTTGTATCAAGTGCTTTCTTATACAACTTCTTAAATGGACTTTTCATCTACCCTGTCCTCTGTATCTCTTGTGAGACCTTTTCTTTGACTTATTCATCGTAGACATAGAAATTTTAACACTTCTACCTCTACCACCTTGTCCAATACTACTGGATTTTCTACTTGGTGTTATTGCTGTTATTCTATTAGTTATTCGTTTTGCCATATCCTTTTAGTTGTTGCTCTCATAATAAAGTGAGGTGGACTACGATGATGGGAAAGGAGAGAGTAAACCCATTCACCAGTACCTTTAGGAATAATCCAATTTACAACTACCATGTGTAGTCCCCTCGTGACTGTTAACTGTTGAAGTCTTCTAAAAATTCTTCGTATGTTGTTGCATTACTATCGTAAATCTCCATGACTTCCTCAAAGCATGGATGTGAATCATCACACTTCAAACCCATTGCATTGATTTCTTTTATTCTGATATCCTTCCATTCAGAAGGGTTATCTATCTCTACGATGTTTTCAACTTTTGTAAATGCTGTTGTCATGTTTCTATTCTACTATAACTTGTACCTATCTGTCAAGTTTTATAAATTTCCTTCTTGATTTAGAAAACAACTTAGAAGGTTTCTTGTAAAAGATTTCTTCTTTTGTTCCTGTTTTAATGTATCCTACATTCTGATTCTTTTCATTGAAGATGTAGGTATGGTTTGGAACATTGCACTTTGCATCACTCCAATCTGTTATCTCTTTTAAATATGTGTACATTTTTCCATTACCTTTTTGTGCAAATCAAATTCTAATCTCTTTGCTTCTCTTTCAGATGGATATTCACCATTGAGGAATTGTTTAACATGAATCATTTCATGTGCAAGTGTTTGATACATATCCTCTTGATTTCTTGTAAGTTCAATTACAATTCCATCCTCTAAATTTCCATAACAACATCCTAACCAGTCATGATACTCTTTAGGAAATTTGTTATAAACTACAACATCAATCTCTGCTTGTTTTACTTTTAGTTCATCACATGCAACATTGACATAATCTAAAATCTTTCGTTCATCTTTGAGTCGACCCCCACGAGGGCCTTCACAATAAATCACAATCATATTAATTCCAGTTACTTTCTGCTTTAATTTCGTTATTGATTATTGCATCAACCAGTTCTACTGATTCATAAGATTCACCACCAATGTGCCAGTGGTATTCACCATAAGGAACTGAACCTGTTTTCCAATTGTAAACAGTTGCTTTGACATATTCCCAATCTTCATAACCATCTTCATCAGTGAAATAAACCTTACCTTCAATACACCACTCCATGTTAACTTTTTCAGTTGGAGTTGCATCGTTGTGAGTTGGTTTACCAAACAATTCGTATAGTTTGTCGTAAGTTGTGAGAACTGTTCCTCTTAATGAACCACCAATAAAATCATCAGTGATTTCATATTTTATATTGTCTTTATTGAAATCTAACATCATGCTACTAACCCATTTGATTTACACATCAAATAGATTAAAGTATCGATGTGGTCATCATCATCTTTAGAATACAGAACCTTGTCTGCACCAAACATATCAGTTATCTTTTTGATAACTGCCCATACACCACCATTATCATAGATGGCATAAACATCATCTGCAATAGAATCCATTGCATTGTCGTTTACTAAATTACTCATAATATACTCCTTTTTTTACTACATTAGTAGTATATCAAAAGATGTACCTATGTGTCAAATTTAATTTTTGTGGAGTTTCATGAAATACTCTGCATCTAGAACGACCAGAGGTTTTTGTCTGTTTCTCTTAATGACCACGAGGGGTTCGTAGTCACCAGAGTTGGATTCTGCTTGGTCATATGCAGACCAAACATTTAGTTTTTCTTGGTTTTTACATTCAATAGAGTATGGAAACTTCTCTCTTGCAGCTCTTGCCATAATGACATCTTCTCCACCTGCTCCCATTGAGGTGGATTTTATATCTTCTGGATGGATATCTAACTCTTCAATGAGTCTCTCACGAGTCCATTTCTGTAGATTTCTACCCTTTGCTTTTGCCGATTGAGGTTTCACATTTACTCCATGATATAATTGTATCCCACTGGATGTCTTCATAATGTCCAACATCCTCTCTCCAAACTACAACCTTGTCATTGTTAAGGTTTTGATTGAAGACATAAGTATGTTTTTGTGGTGGGACTAGAGTACATATTGCAGTCTTGTTATCACCAGACCTTAGAGACCTAAAGTCTATTTTAACAACACCTTGTTTTAGTGCATCATATACTACTTGTCTATTCATCAAAATCTAACTCTTCTTGAACATCAAAATCATCTTCGATGTCTAAGTCTGAACCACAAAAGGGACAATATCTAACTTCATATCCATCACCCAATTCGTGTTCAACATCACCTTCTGCACCACATTCCATACAATAAAAAGACCTTACATTTTCTGGGTCTTGCATGATTGATTCTCCTTATTTCTCGTTCCAATCAGTATTATGCCACTCTTCTAATTGTTGGTAACCACCAATGTTTTCACCATCAATTCTGATTTGTGGAAATGTTCTTGCGCCAGGAAATATTTCAAAGAGTTCTTCTCTTGTGAAATCTTCATCTAGCATTTTATATGTGTATTCATATCCTTCTTGTTCACATAAGTTTTTTGCTCTTACACAATAAGGACATGATGGTTTAGAATATATTTCTATCATTGTAATTCTACCTCAATAAACTTACCTAATGTATTCATTTGTTCATCTGATAACATTCCTGCCTGTGCCCACATTGTTGCAGACATTGACCCTACCTGTTCTTTGTTTTTATATTGCATTAGTCTCTGAACAATGTAATCTTGTGATTGACCAGAAAGTGCTGGAAAAACTCCCATACCTTGTCCTTCTTGACCATGACAAGCTGCACACCCAGACCATAAACTTCTGATTGAACTAAACTCATCTGCATTTGCAATTTCTCTTTTTCTTTGTTCAATTTCTACTGTTGTTCCATTGACCCTAACATACTCTTCATAACATTCACCTGTACATGAATGTCCACCCCCAACTCCAGAATACTCTAAATCTGGGTATATTTTAAAACTGAAAAACAACCCTATTATAAGTGTTGCCAATAAAGTCATTCCTAATTCTTTCATTTATAATTTAAATCCTGTAAATGTATCCTCTTTGATATCTTGTTTAATTCCACCTATGACATAAGATTCAATCTCTGTTTCTTGAGGTGCATTCTGTTGTCCCTTAGATGACAACCAGTGTTGAGTCCATGGCAATGGATTCGTTCTACTTGATATATCATATATAGGGTTTAAACCAATTGCACGAAGTCTTCTATTTGCAATGTACTCGACATATTGACTCAGTAATGCAGTTGATAATCCTAACATACTTCCATGCATGAATAAGTATTCTGCCCAGTCTTTCTCCTCGTTTACTGCATCTTCATACATTTTGTAAACATCTGGTTCACAATCTTTCATGACCTTTAACATCACCTTATCTTTCTCTTGGTTCTGATAACATTTAAGAATGTGTTGTGTAATTGCAAGATGTTGTGCTTCATCCCTTGCAATCAGACTGATAATTTTTGCAGACCCTTCCATCTTTTTCATTTCTCCGAATGCAAAAGTACATGCAAATGACACAAAGAAACGAATACCTTCTAGGATGTTGATACTTATCAATGCAAGATATAATCTTTTCTTAAGTTCGTATTCATCCTTTTCATATCCTAAACTATATCTTTGTGCATAGTCAATGAACTCATCATATCTTTTTGTTACTGACTCTGCTCTTGCAATGATTTTCTCATCATCTAGAATTGTATCAAATACCTTTGATGGGTCTGAATACAAATTCTTTATCATGTAAGTATAAGAACGACTATGGATAGTTTCCATAAAGTCCCATGCAATGATACATCCTTCTAACTCTGGAAGAGTACAGAAGGGTAGTAATGCAGTTGCAGGGCCTCTACCTTGAACTGAATCTAAAAGTGTTTGATACTTTAGATTACTAGTAAAGATATGTTTATGTGCTTTACTTAGTTCATTGTAATCGTTCCTATCTTTTTGAAGAGAAACTTCTTCTGGTCTCCAGAAATACCCAAGTTGTCTTTGTGTTAGTTTGTCGAATATGGGATATTTAAAATCATCATATCGTTGGGTATTAAGTTCCTCTCCAAAAAAGATTGGATTCTTTAAAAAATTTACTTTGTTTCTATTAAAAACTTTACTCATATTTCTCGTAACCTTTTGCACATGGCAATCCTGTTAATGGGTCTGTTATTGCAGCGTTACCATATCTCCAGTATTCTGCTTTGTTTTGTATGTGGTTGTTTGCATCTTCCCATGCACGACCAGCTTTACTTCCTGTTCCATGATAAACTGATGGTCTACCATCATATGCAAGTGCTGGAAAGTCTCTATACATTGGGCCATCTTTATGAATGTAATGTATAAAAATTTGTCTTGCAGATTTACCTGCTAATCTTTCTCTCCAGTGAATAACATTACTTCCTTGATAGAACATTGCATCACCTGGCTCTAATTCTACTGCAATACAATTCTCTCTTTCATCAAAAGGACTCCCCATTGTTAAGTCCCATGATTCTTTATTTGCCATACCACAATAATTCATATCATTACGAACCCAAATCTTCCATGTTGTACTATCATCAGTTTCGTATGCAATAGGGAATGTTGCACTAATCTCACACGATGGTCTATCAGTATGACTTAGTAACCTTGCATGTCTCTCATAAGTTCTTCCATATGAATATGTTGGAACTAATCTCAAACCAAATAAATCTTCAATCTTCTTTTGATACATTAAAAGAATGGTTTCTCCATAAGTTGGAAAAGGCATTCCTTTACTCACCCACGAATCTAATCCAGAACCCTTGTCATCGAAGTTTTCTGATATTATGTGTTCTTCACGATAATATTGTTTTCTTTTTTCTTGAAACTTAAACATATGATAAGTCCATTCAATATGTGACTTATCAAAGAAGTTCTTTGCAACAAAGAAACGATTCTTTGCAAACTGATAACCTTCTTTAGTTATCTCTGGTGCATCCTCTGGATGGTCTGTTTCTGGATTGAATATTTCTTTTCTTGAGTCCTCATTATAATTTATATAAGTGGACTTAATTCTTTCTTTTTCTTTTTCAAAA